CTATTGATAACATGACAGAGCAATTGATAGTGCCAAAAAGAGATTTAACAAAAAGAATCCTGGTCTTTTAGATAAGCTGAAGCAAAGAAACAAGAAAAAAGACTAATTTTTTTTGAAAATTTATAACTTTCTTAAAGTTATTACAATAGATAAGTTTAGTAGGAATAATTCATGAAGAAAAATCTCAAATCAATAGCCTCGCTACTACCCGAAGGGCTCTCAGAAAAAACTATTACTGAGATCGCTACTTTGGTTGAAACTATAGTAACCGAGTCTGTTAAGAAAAAGGTTGAGAATCTTAATACTAAAGTTCTAGCTTTCATGCGAACTAATATTGATATGTTGAAAGAACAAGCGATAAAAGAACTTGAGCAAGAAAATCCAGTATTTAGAAATGCTCAACTTTTTGAATCGATCCGTGGGATTATGTCAGTAGAACTTTCGGAAGAGGATGAAAATCACGCAGCAATTAATATTGCTAAAGAAGCTCAAACTCTTGAAGAAGCAAATGAAATTCTAGTCGAAGAGTATAACCAAACTCTTGAAGAGAACCAGAAACTTTCAACCACAATTAAAGCATTGGCCAAAAAAGTTGCAGTTCTCCAAGAGGAACTTAAGGGCACACAAAAAGCTCTTAACGAATCCAAGGAAACTTCTCCAAAGCCTTTTAAGTCTTCGGAAAGCGCAGTTGTTAGTTCAGTTAATGGTGGAGACCCACGAAAAGGTAAAGGTGTCGTCTCCAAAAACAATAATGATCTTCTCTCAGAAGAGATCATAGATTTAAGTATAAATTAGGAAAAAAATGTACGATATTGGCGGCTCACAAGAGCTATTAGACAAGTGGGAACCTATTCTAGACGGTATTAATGATCCATATACCCGTAAGGTAACCGCAACGCTCCTTGAAAACCAAGCTAAAGCCGTCGTAGCTGAGCGTCTTGATGAGGCCGCTGTTACGACTGCTACCACTACAGTTGGTAAGCTAGGAACTTTCCAGAAGTTTGCATTCCCTCTCGTTCGTCGGGTTTATCCCAATCTTATTGCACAGAACTTTGTCGGCGTTCAACCAATGACAGGTCCTGTAAGCCAGATCTTCTATGTAGGCCATACACGACACTACGGAAGCACAGCACAGAACATCTATAGTAAGTTTAATCTTACTTATCGTGGTCTAATCAATGAGGACATTGGTTCTCGTGCTAAACTATCACCTGATACTTCAGGTGGTACTGGCCAATTTAACCACGGTATTGGTGGGTCGAACAGTGGTGATGGTGTTGGTCTTGATATTAGTGTGACCGGCCCAATCGATCTTAGTGCTTTACTAGAAGTTTCTGCTGGTATGCCATCTACCACCTTTGGTGGTAAGATTGCTAGCTGGCCAGATACCGGGACAATCCTCGGTTGGTCAGTATCAGGTGGTGAGCGTCTTTCAGGGACATCAATTCCTGAGATCTCCCTACAGATCCAACAGCAACCAGTCCAGGCCCGTACTCGTAAGATGCGTGCCCTTTGGACAATCGAAGCTACTCAAGATCTTAAAGCCTACCATAACATCAATCTTGAGAAAGAACTTACTGACCTTCTAAGTAAGGAAGTAAGCCTTGAGATCGATCGTGAGCTTCTAGAAGATCTCCGAATGATCGCTTACAACCCAAGTGGTATCACAAACCTAACCAATGGTGCCGGTGGTTGGTGGGAGAGTTCACTAGATAACGCTAACTCCAACAACTTTGGAGACATTGGCGGTAATGGTCCAAATGAGACCGGTGGATTTGCCGCGACAGCTTTCGAGTATGATTTCACTGGTATCCCAACCGAAAGTGCAGCCGGGTCAAACGTTTGGATTGTTGACCTAACCACAACTTCATTCACCACAGGTATGGCAGCCCAACACATGGGTCACCGCTATGCTAACCTCCTAGCTGCTCTTAACATGATGAGCCAAGATATTTACCGCACTACTCACCGTGGTCCGGGAACAGTTCTTGTTACCTCACCAATTATAGCAGCTATGCTAGAGTCCGCTGCTAAACTAGAAGGCGGTATAGCTGAGGGAGACGGCCCATCAAATATGGGTAAGAACATCTCCTTCAAGGGTAAGTTTGCAGGGAAGTATGATCTTTATGTAGATCCTCTCTGGCCTGAGGACGAAATCCTTATGGCATACAAGCCTGACAACGCAATGGATGGTGGATTTATCTACTGCCCATATATCCCACTCCAGCAACTACCAACCATCCCAGATCCTGAGAGTTGGCAACCACGAAAAGGTATCCTTACCCGCTATGGTAAGGCTGCCATCCAACCAAAGAACCGATTCTATCGGATCATGCGTATCGTTGGAACCACAGAAAACATCCTAATTGACCCATTCAAGCGGGTAACCGAAGCCGACGAAAAGGCATACGGCGGATACTAATCCTAACTAGGATTACAGAAAATACCCTCGTTGGATTTTTCCTTCGAGGGTATTTTTGTATCTATATACTAATGAGGTAACTTTTTATGGCGATCGCAAGACCACAGGTTAAAATATATGGATCATCGTTTGGTGAGTATGGAGGGGATCGTCTTCACCACTACCAAGCTTCAGGTGATATTAATCCTTCTTCCCTTAATAGAAATGAAGGTTTTGACGTAGGAGAATTCAATCCTACTGAACAAAGAATTAATGATTATGTATTAGCCCATTTAGGGCATCCTGTGGTTAGAGTAGAACTAGTCCCATTCCAAATTAAAACTGCAATAGACGAGGCCATATCTCTTCTTCACTATAGAGCGCCAAGGTGGACTCGGCAATTCGCTGCTTTTAATGCATCGGCTGATATCAATGTTTATGAAATTCCTCAATTTATGATCCATAATTTAGAGTATGTGGTTTATAAGAAAAGTTTGTTATCTATCCAAGCACAAGCGGGAACTTTAGAATTTGATTTCTTTATTAAATACTTCCAAGATAATTATCTTTTCCAAGATTTTAATGTAGGAGAATTCTATCTATTACAACAACATATGGAGCAAATACGTAAGATTCTATCCCAAGAAGGTGCTTACGATGTAGTTAATGGTAAGTATATTCAATTAACCCCTACTCCTGTTATTACCCCACAACCTGTCGTTATTGTTTACAGAGCATTGGATTCAGAGACTATGCATCCGTATTATTTGAACTGGTTGCAGAGATATACACTCGCGATTTGTAAAGGAATTCTTGGCAGGACGCTTGGCAAGCATAAGAGCCTCCCAGGCCCAGGAGGAGGGACTGTATTGGACGGTCCTGAACTTCGCGAGGAGAGTGTTAGGGAGAAAGAACTTCTCTTACAGGAGCTTATAGAGGCTATAGAGGAGCCTCCAATGTTTAGTACATTCTAATGTCTAAGAAAAAGAATTACGAAGTAACTACGAAGTTACCAAAACTTCCGCCGATACCTGAGAGTGAGTTAAATTTATTTGACCCGCTTAGTGAAGATTTAAATTTACTTAATTTGGTAGATGAGGAATTAATTCGACTATCAGGGTCAAAATTGTATTACTATAAATATTACAGGGGAGAAGATTTCGATTCTGTTTATATGGAGGCAAAAAATAAATTAATTGCTAAAGATCCGATTGTTGTTTATGGACACTACGATCCAAGTCCATTGGAAGAAAACTTAGGACAGTTCGGTATAGAGATTTCTAATGACCAAATATTTGTATTTAATCTAACTTACATAGAGCAAGCAATAAATAGGCGACCTCACTCCGGGGATATTATCAAGCCCGCTTTCCAGGAGCAGAAGTATGAAATCTTTGAAGTTCAAGAAGATGAATTCCAAGCTTATGGTGTTTATCATTTAAATTGTTACGCTAGACTACTTCGTGATTCTGCTGATGTCCAAGACTCTACTTTACTTGATACCACTGATGATAAATTAGGAGGTTATGGTAGAGGAAATGGTTAGTGGAACTTTAGTAGAAGTATTTTATAACCCACAAGCTTTTGATACTGTTGAAACAAGCAGTTCAATAGCAAATCTACAAAAAGAAGCTCAAGCCAAACTTTATGATTATTATTCAAAATCTAATTTCTCATTTGGCATATACAGAAAAATAACACAAGAACTATTAACTTTATTTTCTGATGTTAAAATAAAATCATCAGAAAATAAATTAATTCCTATAAGGGTTATTCAAGGTCTTCCCAGCAGGGCACAGTCTAAAAGAGAAACTAATATTATACTCCCCATAATGAGTCTAACTCAGATGGAGTCAGAATCTAATTCTGATAGATCAAGATATGAGCCCATATTAACCCATAGAGTAGTCTGGCACAAGGAAAAGCAGCGAGCGATGAGAGCTTTATCCTTCGCTCCAACACCAGTAGATGTTACTTATGCATTAAGTATTTGGACAAAGTATAAATCAGATTACGATCAAGTCCTAAATCAGATAATGCTAAAGTTTACGCCCTCTTTGGAGGTCTGGACTAACGAGGGGAGAATTCATGGTTTCATCTCTGAAATAGCAAACGAAAGCGATTTTCACCCGGATGATGGTTCTGATAGAGACCTTAAATGTAGAATAATATTTACTGTAGAGGGGTGGATAAGATATCCAGAAGTTTTGTATACTTCTACGGGTAAAATTGAACAACTTAATCTTGAAGTCTTGGAAATTCCTGATGGAGAAAATTTAGGAGAATTTACCTACCAAACTTCAACTATATAAAGTAAGAGGATGTTATGACAGATAAAGATGAAAAAATCATTGAAGTAGATGATCCAAATTGTGTTCGTAAAACCATTATAAAAGGTGTAGATAAAGATGGTAACCCCACAACAAGTGTTATTGTAACACCACGAACATTGATCCTTAGACCATTTGCGCAAAAAGTTGGAGATAAATAATGGCTGATGTCGTTCCTGATAATCTAGGTTACGCTCTTATGAGAGCACAAATTGACCTTTCTACTGCTGATTTATATTGTGCTTTACTAGATGCAACGGCGGGTCCTAATGTTACTGCTGGTTTCTACGATGCTTACACAGCAGTAGAACTTCCAAATGCTAATGGTTATACTACAAGTGGCTTAACTATTTCAGATGGCGATGCGGTCACTGTAACAGGGCCTGGATCAACCACTACTTTTGATTCTACAGCTAACCCATCTTGGTCAAGCTTCACCCATAGCACAAGGTATGCATTAGTTTGGGAAAGAGTTGGAACTGGTGCTGCTAACTCACCTGTAATTGGTGTTTTTGATTTTGGCACTACTACAGTTACAAACGGAACTCTAACTATTAACTGGAACGGGTCCGGACTGATGACCATTGCAGCGTCTTAATATGCCAACTTTAACTTCGGATGAATTAGTAAAGTTAAGACAGGATTTAGCTAGGGTTTCTTTGGAAATCCGATGGACTAAATCTGAAGTTGATGCAATATTACAAGCGATTGAAGACTATATGGATAATACAATGAAGCCAGGGCTTAATTCAGTTATTAATGGAGTTAAATCTGGTTTAACTGTAGAGGAAAAAAGAATTATTGTTAAATATATGCTTCTCTCAAAATTTAGAAGAGAGTAAACCATGGCTCATGTTAGTATTCTAGATCACTGTATCCCCGACGCTAGTGGAAACGTGTTTTTTGAATCTTACGGGGTAAAAGCTACTAATGATATTTTCCCAGCCGAAGTTTTAGTATTCAACGACTCAGCAAGAGATGACCAAGCTTTTGCCCATATCAGAATTCCTGATGATTATAGTTCAGGTGCAGAGTTTTCTATAGTTTGGACTTCCACAGCAACAACAGGAAATGTCAGGTGGGCTGTTGCTTATTTTGTTGTTAGTGGTAATGATGTTCAATCTTTTGACACGACAGCTACTCAGGAAAAGCTTGAAGTTACTGATGCTGCCCCTTCCGCTGCACACGAACGTTTGAGGGCTCAGACGACATCCCCAGCAGGAGCTAATTTCGTGGCAGGAGATAATTTGTTAATTATTCTTTCAAGAGAGGGGGCGGACGCAGCCGACACTATGGCTGCCGCTGCTATTGTATTTGACGCATATCTAGAATACACACCAGGTTAAGGAGGGGCCGTGAGTTGGCATGACGACACAGGTAACCCTCAGGATGCTTTATACTCGCCTGATATTACCACGGCTCGTTTTGAGCGGGGTAAAAAATGGACTTGGTTAGGTTTTTACCGTATAAATGATGTATCCAGTGATGATCGTTGCTTTTTTAATAAAGCTGATGCCGGGGAGAGTGATAACCAAGTTTACTGTCGTTTAAGCACTAGCAATGTTATTACAATTAGCATAGGTGGAAGCTTTCAGAATGGGGGAAGTCTTTCTTATACTCAAGGCACCTGGTTTCTTCTTTCTGTAATGTGTGATGGCGATAATATTGCCAATGATATTCATATTAATATATTTGATATGAATGGGGATGTTTTAAGGATTCAAGACGACCACACTCATGGAGGGGATGTTACAAATTTAGCAACACCTATTTGGTTGGGAACACGTAGCACCGAGTACGACGAATGGGATGGAGATATGGCTTATATAGCTTATGTCAATGCCTCCCTCTCTGTAAATCAGATCCATGCTTATCGTAAAAATCCTAGTAGGATGATAAATTTATGGAAGCATACCTATGGTGTAGAATTCTTTCTTCCAATGCACGGACCTACTATAGAAGGTTGTGGAGTCGATCACTCAGGGAACGGAAATAATTTCAGCAACGTGGGATCAAGCCAATCAGTTGGAGATCAACCACCTGTCCCTGCTTATTCTAGAAGAGTTAAACACACACCTAATCTTGTTTCTACTAGTGATTATTCTGTCACAGCAGGGGCACTTAGTTTAAGTTTATCATTACCAGATTCTACTACTTTAGTAGAAGAATCAGCGGCACTTTTATCTCTAAATTTAGCTCAGTTTTCGGTTACAGAAGAAATAACAGGGACACCTTCCAACTTAAATCTTAATTTATCGATTTTAGCAAACGGGGAATCCGATATTGGATCTAATGCAAATACCTTATCATTAACTATAAATTCCCAAGCAGCAACTGAAGAAATAGATTACGTAGTTAATAGTAAATCAATAACTATTACACAAAATTCTAGTTCTGAAGAAATTGATTATGATGCAAATAGTTTAAGTCTTAATATTAATCCTAAAACATCAGATGGCGGGGTTGAATATACTGTAAATGGCCAAGCGATCACCCTAAATCTACAATCAGCAGTAGAAGAAATTAGCTATACTGCTAATACTAAAGCACTATCAATTTCTCAGAATTCAGCAGACGAAGATATAGAATATATTACAG